CTACGCCTACACCTTTTAATGGATAGTCCATTTGGTTTTTATCGTATTTGTTGAGTTTAGCTACACCACGAATCAACCACATGGTCATGGCAAGATAGTTGATATTATTAGGAACACCTTTTAACTGCATACCACGGTCTAAGTGTTGGAGTGGTTGGTGTACTGGCGCATATGGGTCAAGTTGGTATTTCTCACCATAGTGTACAGTCGTTGTTAAATAAGTGTTTGTACCTACTAAGATGTCTGGTAGTTCATCAATCATATTGCGTTTAATTTTACCAGAAGTCATGTGAAGCATGTTTTGTTTTGCATCACCCAAATCTGTCTTATCACGCAATTCGTTAATTTGAGAACCTTCAAACTTAGAAGCAGAGTCTAATGTAATGTGTGTAGGCAATAGAATTTTAATCTTCTTACCTTCCCTATCTAGAATAGGGATTTCCACCATCATTTTAGAACCTGCTTTTTTCTTAGCGTACATCCAGTCTTTTGCCATTTTAAACCATTCGTCGCCTTTATAGATTGCTGATTCAGTTACAATCCAACGACCTGATTGGAACCAATCTGGTTCATGGTCAGGACGAACAATACGACGTAAACGTGCTTCTAGACCTGGCATAAACACATTGTTTTCAGTATCGTATTTTTGACCAGTAGAATAGCGGTGTAAACGGAATGCACAAATCTGACTAATATAGTCAGCAATAGCGGATTTATATGAGTTACCAGGGCCTACAATTACAACAGAACCATTATGTCCACCGTTTGTAATATAACGCCCATGTTCTCCTAATACAGGTGCACCTGTTAGAATATCCATTAAGCAACCGATATTGATATTTGCGCGAAGATATGGTGATGTCTTCGCTTCCATTTGAAAGAAACCTTCAATAGCCATGTTATGTCCTTTATTGAAAATCTGTTTGTCGGGGGGTTAAATATAATGTATTCAAATATATTGGGAGAGACAATTTATTTAGCTATTTTTTAACCATAATTAAGAAGAAAGTCATTTAACATGAGTAAATTTGATGCATTAAAAAATCAATGGAATGTTCCATTAGAAGTATCGATTGAACAACTCAATCTCTCCGTAGCTGAATTGAAAGATATTCAATTAAGTAACGAAGGTTTGATTCAGGCAATCAAAGGTGTTTTTAGTAAAGGTTTTAACGCACTAAGAATCGGTGTAAGTAAATTACTAGAGACAGAACAAAAGCAATTGTTTATTAACGAAGCAGTAGCCAGTAAACTGACTAACAGTGCTCTTAAAAGTAACTATGCTTATTTAATGGATAGAATGGTATCTGTACCAGCTGGTATGAATACTACCTATGTTAATTATACAGAACATAGTTTGAAGATGTCAGAAATGTTTAAAAACACAATTGGTTTAATTGAACAATTGCGTTCTGACATTGGTCGTGTCATCTCTACTGAAGACGGTATTAAAGACTCTACTATTTTTTCTGATGCTATTTACATTAAAACAGGTAAGGATTTGAAGAAAGAATTAGATGTATTAAATAAGTTACGTAAAGGTGACGAATACAATGCTGTTCGAGAATACGGTAAAGTATTTAAAAACAATAATGAACTAATTCAATCTAATGAGATTGCACGAAAAACCAATACTAACATTAACTCTATTGACCGTAAGAAACTATTGATGTCTGTAGAAACCACAATGAACTATGTGAAAGAATTATCTGAACTGGCTCAATCATCTGGTTTCTCTCGCCAATTGATTGTTAAAATTGGTAATGCTGTCGCTTGTGTTGCTGAACTAGTGGAAGCATTTAGTGCTTCTGTCTTTAACCAAGAAATGATTGTTAAAGCACTAGACAATGTTAATGAAGAAATCAGTGAATTGATTTAAATAAAACAATTACTACTAGGATACCATATAGGTATCCTAGTAGTGGTATGTTATCTTGCTTTTAATTGTTTAATTTCTGCTTCTAAGGTAGCGACTTTATTCACTAATTCGATTACTTTCTCTTCAGCTATTTTAAGTTTAGCTCCCTTATCTGCATCTTTTTTAGCCAATTCAGTAATCTTAGCCAACGCAGGAGTTTGTTCTTTCTTACGTGTGTCTCTTACTGACTTGATTCTCTCATGGTCTTGATTTGAAATAATGTGTATTTCAGACAAAGCCATGGCTTCAGCATGTATCTCAACACCTACATTTAAATTACATAATTCTTTAATTTGTTCAATTAACAAATCTAAATTAGTATTTAATGGCATAGCACCTAAACGAATACCAATACCCATGGTTACATAATTCACACCTGTACCAATAGGATAAGATACTAAATAATGTAATGGGAATGAATATCGTTGTCCGGAATCAGTTCTTAGGAATACAATCCTACCTTCTGTTTCCATGTGTTCTTTATAGGTTGCTTCAGGTATCTCATGCTTCTTATAATACGTTTCATAAGGGTCAATACCTATTGCAATGAGTTGACCATAATTAGATATTGCGGTACACTCTAAAGCAGTATTAACAGGTAACAAAGAATTAAATGGAGCTTTAAGTTCCCATAATCCTTTTGACCCTACTGTTGGGTTATTTAAAGAAGACATTCATCTATTCCTTATTTCTTATTGAAGTTATACTTAGCAGCTACTAAGTAGTGGAAGCCTTCAAAGTTCATGACTAAGAATAACTTACCATTACGGGTAACACGAGTATAAATCTTATCACCATTGATAATCTCACCTCCTGGTAAAGTTAAACGTTCACGTGGTAGTGTAGAAGTAGGTGTCATTTCTTCAGCAACCGCCATCATGTCTTGTAACTTCAAAGACCAGTTTTGTGTACGGGTAGATTGATAGTTAAAGTCAGTAGAAGTAGAAGGCACGTCAATAAAGTCAGGGAACATTTCTCTGATTTTAAATTTATTGTCTCGGTTTTCTGGAGAACCACAAACACTAGAGGTAATAGAACGATAATACATCGAAGTAACTTGTAAGTTATCTTGGATGTGTGCATCTGGCATTTCATTCATGAATGGTTTGCCATACTTAGTAAAGGCTTCTTTGTAATCCATTGCTGGAGAATATAAAGAGGCTTTCTCTTTTACTTTATTCTCGTTACTGAATACATCCCATTGTGGCACAATAATGAATTCATTACGTTTAAAGATTTCTGGGAATACTTCTTTCCATTCATCACGACTGTGTGATGAATTTGCTAGAATAGTATCCTGAATCTTTTCACGTACAGAGTCAATATTGTCACCTGCATCACCCCAAATCAATACATACCAATTGGTATCTAATTCAGCTTGACGATTAACTGGGTTATGCCATTTAAAAATATCTAATCTAAATACTGTAACTGGAGAAGAGCCTTTCTTAGCATTGGCTTTCTTAGTCAATAAGTTAACAGGTGTTTTAGCTAACTCAGCTTCTACTTGAGTACGAGTAGTAAAGAATACATCCATCGCATCTACTGGAGGTACAATCTCAATCTCGTAATCGTCGTATTCTGATTTAAATGATTTATCACTAAACCAAACATGGAATTCATTATTGTTGTTGTCTTTCCAGGATACCCATTGAACACAATAATAGTTACCGTCAGTAACAACATTACCTAATTGGAACATTTGGGCACGTGTACGGAAAGTATCCAATAGATTACGCTTCAATTCGTCTACGTAGATTTCACGAGCTGAACGCAATACATAATCGTAGATATGTTTAACAATATCTAAAGTCAGATTCAAATCATTAGCAGCAATTTCTACACGTCTATTGTTGTCAGTAGAACGAAATAGTGCTAAAGTGATTGACTTATCTGTATTGTGGGTATATAATGCAATATCTTTCTCGTAAGTACGAGAGTCTGTAGATAGTTCACCAAAACGATGTTCTTCCATTCTGGTGTTTGTCACGAAGAAATCGTGTTGTGCAAATGCTTTAATAGATTTACTCATTTTTTGTCCTTAAATATACTAATATACAATGAATAACTATAGGAGAATAACATAATGTGGAAAATAATTTTTGGCTTTATCTGGGAGCTTATTATCGGTAAGGATGTAAGGCCAGGTAAAGCTTATCAACATCATAAATTTCGTATACTATTAGTAATTGTAGTATGCTTCTCTTTATTTTATAATTACCTGGTCACTAAAAGATTGTTCGTTTACTACGAAGCATACAATGAAGTGAACGTTAAGTACGAAAAATTGAAAAAAGAAAACGTGCAATTAGAAGCAGAAAATAGAAAATTGCATGATATTGTAGTTAAGCACATTGACCGAAAATATAAGCCACCGCCTTTGCCTGGCACAATGTAAATAAAAACAAATGTTTGGTTTCTATGAAAAAAGTAATCTCTCAATACTCTCAATTCACTTTTAACTATAGGAACTAAACGTTATGTCTTATACTGGTAAAGGACTTATTATTTACTGCGATGGCGGTAACTTTAAAAGAAACCCAGGCCCAGTAGGGTCGGGTCTTTATTATTATACTTTCTCTAATGAAGAAGCTGAAAAGGTATTTCCAATTAAAGGTATTCGACCTACTAGTAAGGGCTTTACTGATATTAAAATGCAGAAAGTAAAAGAATATCCTAATGTTGGAAATCTAGACGAGTTTGTTAAATCTGTACTCGATGATGAATCATTCTACGATGTTAAAATTACTAACATGGTAGAGTGGTGTAAGGGTACAGGTACTATTGGTAGTAATAATGTTGGTGAGTTACTTGCTTTCCAACAAGCACTCAAAACAATTAATCAAGAACATCCTGATGTTTGTATTATCTTTACTGACTCTGAATACATTATTAAAGGTATGGGTTGGTTAGATAAATGGAAGTCTACTGATTTCATTACCGGTTCTGGTAAGCCCATTAACAATAAAGAAATATGGGAAGAAATCTACAAAGAAAGAAATATTCTGCGTGCTAATAAAATCCCTTATTCTATTAAGTGGATTAAAGGCCATGGGGATAACATCAAAGATAGTCGTACCATTTCAAACATCAGCAATATGTTTGCAGATAACTGTGCCAGTATTGGTGCTTCATTATCCAATAACAAACTTTACTTTCCAGATACTTTAGACGAAGTATATCGTGAGGTCACAATAGAGGAATTAAAAATAGATAAAAAACCAGAACCGATACATCCTCTATTGGTTAATAAACGACTTTATTTTAGTTTCGGTGGTAGGACTGATAAAAATCTTTTCTATGTCGGCAATCCAGGATATCAGGTTGAAGATATCTATATTGGTAAACAAATACCTGACGCACAAATTGGTATTGTCTACATGAAAGATAGAAATCCTGTCATCGAAATGGTAGAGGAGGAACAAAATAAATGGTTAAATCAACATTATGGTTATAATAACCTAATGTATTGTCTGATGTTAGACAATATTGCTAATACTAAGACTTACCGTAAGTTAGCAAAATACGGTAATATCTTCATCTCTCGTCCACAAGGTGTTCCTAACCTAGAAACAGTAGATGGTAGTACACTGACATATGTGAACGATCCAGTTTACTTAGGGATGAAGAACATTGATAATATTTCTGCTTTACAGAATGTATTAGATTTGTATAAAGACAATAGTCATTTAGTTAAAGCAATAGATTTAACTAATGTATTCTATTCTACTAAAGAAATGGAAGTCGTTGAAGATTTACAGGGAAATAATATTAAAACGGCAGTAGGTAAAGCGTTACTTAAAGAGCACACTAACACAATGAAGTCCATTAAAATTCCTATTGAATTTGGTGGTGATGAATTTGTGAAAGAAAAGCAAGTTAAGAATATTATTTTAACCTGTGGTATTGACATGCCACGTAGAAATCAGATGAAATATTTTGAACAAGAATATCCATCTGTAAAACTTTTGGTATGGCATACTTCGTGTGCTTTGTATCGTTTTGCTTTTCTAGTAACTTTACATGAAAAGTTAAGTGAGGAAAAACTTACAATTAAAAACTATGGAATTTGGGAAGGCGTAGGGGTATCTCAAATTCTACTTGATTAACAGGATAGCCTACCATGATGAGTATAATCTATAAACTTCTAAAAATTTTACTCCCAGAGCGTTTAATTAGAACTTTGTTTATTACATCTCTTTATACGAAACTGTTTAATGTCAAGACTTTGGATATTAGAATTTATCATAAAGTCAATAAGCTCTTAACAGTATGTAATAACGACTATGCGTGTGGTGCTGGGATGAGCTTAGCTCAAGTCTTCTGGAATGGTGTGGAACTACAGATTGTCAAATCAGAATTGAATTCAGAAAATCGTGTCGTATTGACAAAAGAGGCTGAAGAAGAGATTGTTTCTAAGATAATCAGTAGAACACCTAATTGGCTTATTTATAATCATGCTGACATGGTTATAGATATCAAGAAGATGATTGAAAATCGTTTAGAACTAAAGAATATTACAGCTTAATAATTAAATAACTATATTACACTAGGTACCATTACAGTACCTAGTGTAATAGTATTTATTATGTTTATCCGATTGGAGGAGAAGTAACAGATTGTGTTTCGCTGTGTCGGTGACCATTAAAGGATTTACCATCAATAATGTGGTCGCCTTCAGTAGTCATCGTACCAATATGTCTAATATCACCACGCATTTCAAAACCACTGCCGTCGCCCCCAGGCCCTGCACTAATACCACCTGCTACCGTTAAGTTACCAGTATGGGTTTGAATTGGTGTAACTGTAGCAATATTAGCAGTAGCATTATTCTGCATTTGCATTGTGTTGACTTGTGTCACTTGAGATACATTAGAGGTTAAATTATCACAGCTAATGGTAATATCTCGTTTGTTGATTTCAATATAAGCACCTTGTGCTGTCTGTAAACGAATAATACCATTTCCTGAATCTATCTTAATCAGATTACCGATGTCATCCATAATGTTAACCAAACCTTGTTTAACATCTACATTGACATCATAAGCCCATTTCTCACCATCTGATTTAGTCGTATGTAATACATTGACTTTCTTCTCATGGGTAGAGATACCTTGTGTCCATGTATTCTCTGGAGTAGGTTTCTCATTCTCATTTTGAGTATTAGAGAAGCCCATGATTCTGGTTTCTAACTTCTGATAGTTTTTAGAATTAGAAACCGTTTCCCAATAGAAGTAATCTGTATTGGCTTCGCGGTATATTTGTACTTCTGCACCACGTCTAATATTAGGTGGTACCATCATGTTTGGGTCACGACATAACCACTTAGCAACAATGGTATTACTGGTACGTACACCAACAGATATCTTGTTACCATAGCTATCTGTATATTCTGACGTATATTCTTCTATAACATCATGTAATTCACCATCTACCATAGGTAGCACGCTCTTAGGCCATACAGTCAATATGTCTGTATTTATCTCTAAGTTAATGGCTGCTATACCCCTTGAGTATGGTACAAGGTTATTTAAGTTATCCATTATACTTTCCTTTTATTAATATATTGTAACCTTTCATATTTTTGAACAATTATGTCTTATTAAAAGGATAATAACCGTGAAAATATTATCGCTAGAATTAAAAGGTGCTATTCGTTTAGAATTAAGTGGCATCAAAAAGATTACCATTACTCCTGAAACCAGTATCATGGCAGTAATTGGTAGTAATGGTAGTGGTAAGTCTAGTCTATTACATTACCTAAGTCCTATGTTGGCTGATAAGAGTGACTTTAGTAAAGACGGATATAAGAAGATTAGAGTAGAACACAATAATCGTATTTATTGTTTGACTTCTGATTTTAGTATTAACAAACACTCATTCGTAGATGAAGGATTAAATGAAGAATTGAATATCGGTGGTACTGCGACTATGCAGAAACAACTGATTAAAGATTACTTTAACTATACCGATAAAATCCATTTACTCTTAACAGGTAAAGAGAAGTTTACGCAAATGTCTCCTGTAAAGAGAAAAGAATGGTTTACTATGTTGTGTGATTCTGATTATACATTTGCCATTAATACATTCAATAAAGCAAAAGATAAGCTACGTGATGCTACTGGTGCTTTGAAGAAGATGACTCAACATCAGATTCAATTAACTTCTACTAATGTGGAAGAAAATGAATTAGCAAACATTAATGCTTCTATTAACGAACATAATCTTAAGATTGAAGAACTCAATAAGATTATCGGTTATAAAGACGCTTTTGCTAATCCCAATTACAATATTGACTTAGAGAGTAGTTTATCTACCTTAGTGAATAAGGTAGAACCACTGAATAGAAGATTAGTAAAGTCTATTACCGATATCTCTAATAAGGAATTAACGCCGGAATATAAAGAAGAGATTATTCAGCGTAAACTTTCATTAGAAAAAGAATTAGAAGCTACTGAATTATTATACAGCCATTTGATTAAAGAATATAGCCAAATGGAAAATAAGATTAGTCAAGTAAAGATTACTTCTCATTCTGAATTAGAATCTACTCGTATTAAGATTGAAGAATTGACGCAAAAGAAAAACGAGTTAGAAAAGCAAATTGAATCGATTCCGTGTGAATATCCGATTACTGATTTACATTTACAAAAAGAAGTATTGGTACAAGGTAACCCAGATGTACTAGAATTACTTCATCGTTTAAGTTTATTCGGTGATGAAGATATTACTCGTGATTCTATTGCTGAACTGGTTGATAAGATAGATTCAGTTAAGAAAGAGCAATCTAATCTTACTGTTTTATATAATCGAATTGATGAAAGAATTAAACACTTAGAACAAAAAGAGAAAGAGATTAAAATCCTTTGTCCAAATTGTTCACATGGATTTCATCCTGGGTTTGATAAAGAGAAGTATGATTTGTATTTGAAAAAACGTGAAGAAGTTCAAAATAACCTTGATAAGATTACTGTTCTTATTAAAGACTTGGAAGAACAATACGTAGATAAGAATACGAAATATACTATCTTAAAAGACTTTAGTCAATATTGTCGAAATCAATCTAATGTATTAAATCAATGGTGTGTTGATGTTATTCGTAATAAGTTATATCTGGGTAAAGTATACCAAGCTACTGAACTTTATAATAACTATAAAGACTATGTGGTTTTGTCATCTGAAATAGATAAACTTAATCAAGAGATTCGTTCTTATCAACAAATCATCGATAATGCAAATCAAGTAGATGAGAAAGAACACCATCTTTTAACTGAACAATTAAATAAGATGTCATCTCAATTAGAAGAAGTGAGAAGAAAGAAACAAAGTATTATTATTCATTTGGAATCTATCGAAGATATTCTTCGTTACTACAATGAATTTGAAGAAGCTAAAGATTCTCTTCAAACGACATTAGATAATATTGACGATATCCAAATGAAGTTAGCTGAATACGATATTTATACTTTGGTATCTGGTTTAATTGCAGAAGAAAGAAATCAAGTAGCTATATTGACTAAAAAGCAAATTGAAATCATCACTCGTGAAAAGAATATCGAGATGGTAAATAAACAAATCGAAGATATTAAACAAGAGATTGAATCATGGTCAGCTATTGTGGATACATTAAATCCACAAGATGGTTTAATTGCTGAAGGTCTATTAGGTTACATTAAGATATTCTTAGCTAGAATGAATGGCTTTATTCAATCTATTTGGTCTTATCCTCTTATTATTCATCCTGCTAAAATGACAGATGGTGAAAGTAATGATGAGTTATCTTATCGTTTTCCAATGACTGTGGGTTTGAGTGAAAAACCAAAAGCAGATATTTCTTTAGGTAGTGATGGCATTTTAGAGATTATTGATTTAGCATTTAAAATGATTGCCATGAAAGCATTAGGTTTATCAGGTTACCCTATATTCTTAGATGAGTTTGGTAGAACATTTGATGCTAAGCATAGAGAGAATGCTTTAAAGCTAATTGAAAAATTATCTGAAGAATTTATTGAAGACCAAATATTTATTGTGTCTCACAATTTTATGGAGTATTCCGTTTTAAATGATGTGTCTTTCTGTGTATTATCAGAAGACAATATCGTTTTACCACCTAACAACCTCAACAGAGGTGTTGAAATTATTCGTTAAAAAGGAAACTGAAATGATCGATCAAATTGAACAAAATCCTGGTAAACAAGCTG